CGGATGATGACGCAACAGCAATAGCGACTAAAATTACAGACGCTATAAATGGTGTTTTAGGCTCTCCAGTAACAGCAGCAAATACTCTTGGAGTTATTACATTATCATCTAAATGGGAAGGAGAAACTTCAGCGGAGTTAAAAGCAAGTGTAGATACTGGTTCAGAATCAGCAGGAGTGGTTTATGCAGAAACAGCAAATGTATCTGGAGCTGGAGCTGTTGATTTGGCAGACTCGTTTACACAGTTCGGAGATATTTGGTACACTACCATAATTAATTCTTATGGCACAGCCCAGTTAGATGCTTTTGAACAATTTAACGGAATACCTGATCCAGATGTTCCAACAGAAAGATGGGTTGGTGAAATCTTTAAACCATTTATTGCTTTATTTGGAAGCGTTTTAGACGACAAGGATGATTTAGTAGCTATAACAGACGCAGCAGAGAGGATTGATCAGGTAACAAACGTGCTATGTCCAGCACCGAAATCATTAGGACTTACTTGGGAGGCTGCAGCTAATGCCTGTACAGTTTACTCAAGAATCGCTCAAGATACTCCCCATCTTGATGTAAATAATAAATCATATCCTGATATGCCAGTTCCAGCAGATGGAAATACTGGTGATATGAGTCATTATAACAATAGAGATTTTTTACTTAAAAAAGGATGTTCAACTGTTACTTTAGACAAAGGAGCTTATAAGTTCCAGGACTTTGTAACAACATATCATCCAGCAGGAGAAACGCCACTACAATATGCTTACACTAGAAATTTAAATTTAGATGGAAATATTGCTTTTGGTTATCAGATACTTGAAGAGATTACCGTAAAGGATCACGTGCTTGTTTTAGACAGTCAAGTAACGGACGCAAATAAATCTATAAAGCCAAAACAATGGAAAGCTGTAATTTTTAGCTATTTTGATGATATGGCAATCAGGGCATTAGTCAAAGACCCTGACTTTTCAAAAGATAGTTTGTTGGTAGAAATCAACGCTACCAACCCAGACAGATTTGACACTTTCTTTAGATACAAAAGAACAGGTGTTGCTAGAATAGAATCAACCGATGCTGAAGCAGGGTTTTAATAATAATACTTAAAAATAATAAAAGATGCCAAAATACGTAGGTGGAGACATTATCGAAATAACTTGCAACCACCCAAGTTTAGGAGAGTTCAGATTTCAAGCAAAATCAAACGAATCATTTACTCTTGACCCAGGAGGTTTGCGATCAAATGACGATGCAAATATGGTAACTGGAGCTGGTAGTATGATTGATCAGGTTAATAGAGTTCGTTGGAGTATGGAGGGGCCAATTGCCGTAGATGATGAGTCAGGAAATGAATTTGATGGTTTATCTAGTTTAGCAGAGTCAAGCGACTTAGGTACGTGGACAATAACACACGTCTCTGGAGTTATCTGGACAGGACTAGGGAAAGTGGTTGGTGATTTAGCTACCGACACGAATACTGCTCAAATGACTTTAAAAGTTGCTGGAAGCGGAAAATTACAAAAGATTAGTTAATAGTTAATAATAAAAGTATGGAAAATATTAGAGACAAAGAATCTGTAGTTTCAACAGATGTAGCTATACAGGAAATGAAAAAATTCCTATATGAGCACACGTTTGAAGATAAAGCAGGCAAGGATATCGAAGAAGATTACCCTCAATTAATTATGGCAATAGAGAGAGGACTGCTTGTTTTTGATCAGGATCAAGAGATGAAGCCTACATTTTCATTATTGAATCCAGTTGGTGATAGTGATGGGAATCCTGTTCTTGAAAATATAGCTTTTAAAACAAGAATGAAAGCAAGCGACTCTGCTAGATTAATGAAAGGCTTGGAGGTTGCTAAAAACCAGGGAGAGTATGCCAACAGATGCTACTCTTATTTTGCCGGACTTGATAGAAAAAGCAAGGCATATTTAGACAAATTATGCAAGTTTGATCAGAAAGTAGTAGAGCAGATTTCAGCGGTTTTTCTGTAAGGCTTCCAGGTAGCAAGAAAAACTTGGATGCATTAATTGTTTCAGTTGCTAGAAGTTTTAAATGGACGCCCGAGGTATTAATGAATATGTATGTTGATAATTATGATTATTTAGGACTTGGATTTTGGTATAATGATGTAAAGGAACAAAACAAACAAATTAAAAGTTAATGGCAGCAACTCTTAAAATACCAACTATTTTTACTGCTGTTGATAAATTCTCTCCAGTAGTTAAGAGAATGGCCAAAAGCATAGCAAAGTTCTCAAAGACTGCTGGTTCTCATATAAAGAGATTTGACCAAAAAATTACAAAAAGTTTTAAAAAAATGAGTAGTCTTGCTCAGGCTGGTATTGGCTTGGGCGTGGGCTTTATGGCTCGTGGGGCAATAGATATTGTCAGGAATTATGAGCAAGCCGTAGCCGATCTTGGAGCGGTAATGAATACTACATCAGAGAATCAAACTTTATTAGCTAAAGATGCAGAAAGACTGGGTGCAATAACGGCTAGAAGTGCTACTCAGGTAGTAGGGTTGCAGGAAGCTTTTGCAAGATTAGGATTTGAAACACCTCAGATTCTTAATATGACAGAGGGAACCATAAGCGGTTCTATTGCTATGAATGCAGAGCTTTCTGATACTGCTGAGTTGGTTGGGGCAATGATAAAAACATTTGATAATTTTAGCAGTCTTGATACTACTGATATTGTAGATAAAATGACTTTGGCGACTCAGAAATCAGCTTTGAATTTTGAGAAATTACAAACAGCTTTACCAATTGTAGCTGGAGCAGCTAATGCAGCAGGGATACCGTTTGAAAGGACAGTCGCTTTATTAGGAAAATTATCAGATGCGGGTATTGACGCAAGTAGTTCTTCAACTGCTTTGAGAAATATATTCTTAGAAAGTGCAAAACAAGGACTTTCTTACGACCAGATACTTAAAAAAATAGTAAAAGAATCAAACAAGTTAACAGCTGCAAATGACGAGTTTGGTAAAAGAGGTGCGGTATCAGCTACAATTTTATCAGGAAAATTAGGTGAAGTTGATGTAATGACAAATCAATTAACCGACTCTATGGTGTTTCAAGGAACCGCGGCAAGAGCTGCTGAAGTAAGGAACAATACTTTTTCGGGAGCATTAACTTTATTGCAATCTGCTTATGAAGGGTTGCTTATTAATTCAGATAAAAGCTCTGGATCATTAAAGATTCTTACTGTGATGGTTAAGTTTGTCACTAAACATATAAATAAATTTGCCTTAGTATTAGGTATTCTTTTAGCCGCCTTTATAGCTCTAAAAGTAGTTGTAGGAATAATGAGCGCCTTTACAATAGCTTTAAAAGTTTGGAGAGCTGCTACAATAGCTTTTACCGTAGTTCAATGGCTCTTTAATGCAGCTATGTGGGCAAATCCAGTAGTCTTTATAATTGCAGCAATAATCGCAGCCATAGCTCTAATTATTTATGCTTTTAAAAATTGGGGAGCAATATCAGATTGGTTCTCTAAAAAATGGGGACAATTTACAGAGTTTATAGGTATTGCTTGGCGCGGCTTGGTTAAGTTTTTTGAGGAGTTTAGCTTTAAAGAGTTTTTTATGGATATAGGAAATAGTATTATTTCGTTTTTATTATTGCCTTTAAAAACTGTTTTAAAACTAATTAGAATGATACCTGGTGAAGATATTGCTTTAGTAACTAAAGGACTTGAATTTATAGATGATCTTGAAAACACCTTTAGCTCACCAGAAGTAACGGTAGGCGGAAAAAATAAATCAGAAAGTAATATCAATATTTCATTAAATGATCCTGGCGGAGCAGTGAAATCTATAGATTCAAGCACGGCAGAAGGAACCGATATAGTAATTGGCTCTACAGTAGGTGCTAGTTAAATTAAAAAATTATGAGTAAAGATTTGCTTTTATACGAATCAGGAAACGGTGGTAATTTGCTAGTCAAAAATAGTGATATCACTTTGGTTGAGAGTTTATACCAGCAATGTTATTTAGCATTATTTGGTGGTAACTTAGAAGCTAATACAACAGGCAGCGAGATACCTACTCAGATACGTGAAGACTGGTGGGCAAATTCTTTACTAAATGATAAGAAACCAAATAAGCAGTTCAATTCAAATACAGAGAGAGTACTTGATAAGGTAGCTTTAAACACCTCTGGCAGGATAGAAATAGAGAGAGCTGTTGAAGATGATTTAAAAACTCTTAGAAATATTGCTGATTTTACCATAAAAGTTATAATTTTAAGCACTAACAAGGTCACTATTGAGATAGTAATGTTAAGGCCAGGTGATTTAGATGATAAGTCTTTTCAGTTTATTTGGGATAATGCCGCTAGAGAGATAATAACAGAAATTACAATATGAAACAGATACCAACAATAATAGAATTAAAAGAGCAGATTGGTAATGACTTAAAAAATAGATTAAATCTAACTGATGATCAACTTAGAAAGGTTGTTGATGCTTTTGCTTCAGTTCAAGCAGCTCAGGTTAAATTACTGTATTTATATTTATCAGATATTCAGAACAATATTTTCCCAGATACAGCTGATCCAGCTTCAATAGGTGGTCAGTTGGAGAGAATGGGGCTCATATACTTAAATAGACAACCATTTCCGTCCACCGCAGCTCTTTACGATATAGAAGTAATAGGTGAGCCAGGAAGTACGCTTAGAAGCGGTCTTACGTTTAAAAGTAATGATGATGCTAGAAATCCAGGATATTTATTTGTTCTTGATTCTGAAGAGATTTTAAATGGTACTAATATTTTTGAAATAAGAGCTTTGACATCTGGCTTGGATTCTTTGCTTGATGTAGGTGATAGCTTAACAATTACAGAGCCTGTTCTTGGTGTTGATCAAACGGTTACAATAACAGAAGTAACTACAGAGCCAAGATCGGCAGAAACAGAAGACGAATACAGAAAAGCAATTATCGATGCCATTCAATTAGAGCCTCAAGGTGGCTCCAGAACAGACTATAAATTATGGTCACAAGATGCGCAGGGTGTTAGAGATGTTTATCCTTATGTAAAAGATAGTGATGCCGGAATAGTTCAGGTGTATGTAGAAGCGACTCCAGAAGATAGTACTGATGGTGATGGCACGCCTAGTCAAGCTTTATTAGATGAGGTTGAAGCGGTAATAGAGCAAGACCCTGATGACACAAAACCGACAGAAGAAAGAGGTAGAAAACCAATTCAAGCTTTCTTAGAAATGCTACCAATCCAGCTTAGTGCGGTTGATGTTGAGATAGTAGGATTGATTGATAATAGTCAAGATGTAAAAGACAAAATAAATGAAGTTTTAAAAGACTTCTTATATGATATTAGACCTTATATAGCTGGAGCAGATTTAGCAAGAGACAGGAAAGACACTCTTTATAATGCTCAAGTTCAAGCAGCAATTAGTGATGCATTAACTTCTGGAAATTACTTTTCAAATCTAATTGTATTTGTCGAGGGAATTTCAATTGATACTTATATTTTTGATAAAGGAAATATTCCACAATTTAGAGATGTGACATATACATAATGAGTGATCAGCAAATAACATATCGAGGAGAGAAAGAAGATACGGTACATAGAAATGAAACGCCTTACGGTAAAAAGACCGTTCATAAATACCCGCAAACAGAACCATCTATTAGTGATATCTTTTTACAACTAAACAATGATTTATATCCTACTGGTAGAGTTTGGCAGAACTTCGATGCTAGTATTTTAAAGACGTTACATCAAGCTTTAAATGCAAGCTTTATTAGATTAGTTGAGGATTCGGTAGCCACTATAAACAGCACCTTTCCAGATACAGAGCTATTTAATGAAGATGATGTTTTATTATGGGAGTATAGGCTTGGATTAATTACCAATACAAATATTGATTTAGATATCCGTAGGGAAGCTGTTTTAAGAAAATTAGCTTTTCCAAATAATATCCAACCTAGACAAAGCAGGATTTATATAGAGCATCAATTGCAGTTAGCTGGATTTGATGTTTTAGTACTAGAAAACTCACCACCATATAGAACGCCAGATGATGTTTTAGGTGATGTTCCTGGAGAGATACAGCACGCTGATGATATCCAACACGGTGATAATACTCAAAGTGGTGGAGCTAATTTTGAGGTGATAGCAAATAGTATAGAACCAGGTGAGAATTTTGCAATAGGTGGTGATGATAAATTATATGCTACATTTTTTATAGTTAGATTAGTAGCTGGAATAATGACGGCAATAGATACAGAGGTTCCACAAAGTAGGGAGCGTGAATTTAGGGAATTAGTTTTAAAATTAAAGCCAGCATCAACGGTGGCATATATATTAAGAGAATAAGTTATGGCAAGAGATAAATTAAATCAAGCAAATATTGATAATTCTGACCCAGTAAACTATCCAAATGGTAGGATAAAAAATAATACAGGCTCAGGAGATGGTACGCCAATAAATGAAAAGGTTTATGGTGATCTTCACGAAACATTCGCTAAGCTAATGAGATTATCAGGTTTAACATATAATAACCTGCCAGACAATGAACAGAATGGATACCAATTAATCTCAGGGCTGATATCTTTAGCTAGTAAGAATGATTATATGAGGACTATCTACGTTCTTGGAACTACAGGAAAAGTAGGTACAAATATAAACTTAGATAGACTTGAGATTCAGGAATCGCTAGTATGCTTATCTTCTATTGATGTAACTACAGAAACAATACTACAAAAAGGTACTGGTGGTCAAACAGGTACAGGTATAGCACTTTCTATTAATTATAAAGGTGAGACTATTAAGACTGGTGATTATGTAAGATTTGTAAGGACCACAGTTGGTTGTGATTTAATTAAGTTAGCTGATGGAGATTCTTTTGGAGAGATAGCTGCCACGCTTGGATATTTACAAGCTGCTAGCCAGGGAGAGGAAGATGCTGGAGCAATAACTACAAAAGCAACTACTCCGCTAACTAATTTCACGACATTTTCTAATAGAATTAATGGAGTGTCAAGTGTTAATTTCTTAGCTACTCAGTTAATAAATGGACTTTTTAGTGCTGCTGATAAAACTAAGCTAGATAATTTACAAAATGAAGAAAGAAATGTTGGAACTTTTGGACCACTAGATGTAGATACTGGAAGTGTTGGTGATTTATATACGGTATCTGGAGATATGGCTCAGGCTGAAATAGTATCAAGAACAGATAGAGGGCAGATAATTCAAATCACATTAAATAATGCGATGGATAGTAGCGATTATGAGCCAAGAACAAGTATAGAGAGTTTAGGAACTATGAATGTTGACAATGGTATTTATCCTTTAATTTTTAAAATAATAGATGCTAGTAATTTCCAAATATATTTGGAAGAAAGCACTTCAGGCTCCCAAAATATAAAAATTCACGTAGCAACAATTCAGAGATAATATGAGAACATTAAAGCAGATAGGAGTACCACACGATGAGAATACAGCTAAATTTCCACAAGGTACTATTCAAAACGAAACAGATACGCAAGACGGTACACCTGTTGTAAGAGAGGTTTATGGTGACATCCTTACTAATATATATAAAATATTAGAAAGAACAGGATTGGCACCTACAGGAAGCGAGGACGCAGAAGACACTCAGTATCAAATTGTCCAAGCTTTAGATTTATGGGCAAATAATGCAAACGATATATTGCAGTTATTAACAGTAACTTCAGGAAATGTTTGGCAAGTAAATCTACCATTTGAAATACTACCTGACAAATATGTTTTTATAGCAATGGCTGGTGATGATTTTAGCGAACCAACTACGGTAGCTTTAGGTCAAGCTACAATACAAGGTCTTGCCGTATCTCCTGTTTATGATTATTTTCCTGATAGTGATTATAAAGCTGGTGACTTTGTGCTAGTAATAGTAAACCGATCTGGAGTTGTTGCAGTAAACCTATCAAGCGGTGTATCTGGTGATGGAAATTCTCTTTTTGTTGGAATGGGCTCACCTTTATCTTACGGAGAAAATAGCGATACACAATATGAAACAGACGGTATCTTAGTATCTAACAAGCCATCGTCTATAGATATTCAAGCAGCAATAGGGTTATTCGCTACAGAGCCAGACGCTTTAATTTTAGATATGATTCATACAAGCAATAAAATAATCTGTTATGTTAGATTGCCTATAGCTAATGAAGTTCGCTTATATGAATATAATGACGTGGGTACTGTTTCTCTTATTATTATATCTGGATTTACTAGAACAGAGCTATCTGCTGTAAATGAGCCTTATATGTACTGCGATGGATTAAAATTTTACTTTACTAATAACTTTGGTGAAGTAGCTACCAATGAGCATATAGCGGAGTTTTTATATGATATAGATACAAAAACAATGACTTTTGTGTCAGAAAATACTCTAAGCAATAACTTCAGTAAGACTACTAATGTCGTTATAAAAGATGGTTTTTTATATACATTTATAAGTTCTGGTTTGAGAAAATATAATTTACTTAATACAGATGAATTGCTTTTATATGTAATTCCAAATCTTGAGGGTCAGATATTTAAGCAAAAAGGAAAGATAATGTTTTCACGTGAAGAGTCGTCTGTTGAATGGGTAATCTAATAAAAATATGGCTTTTGATGTTAATACGGATGAGGTTATTAAGTTAACCGTAAAATTAGGCAGCTTACATAAAAGCTCTCTCCCATCTGCTGTTAGAAATACATTAAATGATGCAGCTTTTGAAACAAAGAAATGGATTCCAACTACAGCCTCTCGCCAATTTACAACACGAAAAAAGAGTTTCTTCCGTGCTTTCTCTTCCGTGCAAAGAGCGAGGGGTTTTGATATTAATACTATGCAAGCTGTCGCTGGTATAAATCCAGACAAAGGTAGTAAGGTTGCTGAGGGATTGGAAAAGCAAGAAACAGGCGGAACTCTTAGCGGTAAAAAATTAATACCTCACGACAAAGCACGTATCTCTGGGAGTTACGGCAGGTCTGTAAGAAAAAAGAACTACCTGAGTAATATTAGCAATATATCTACGCCTAAAAATAGAAAGAAAGGAAGTAAACATATATTGATTAAAAAAGGTGGCAAAGGAACTGTTTTTGAGATACAAAAAAGAGCAAGAGGAAGCAAGCTGGTTCCCATTTATACTTATAGAAATACAAGAAAAACAAGACTTCAACCAGCTCCGTTTATGCGACCAGCTGCGATGATAGCAACTAAAAAAATACCAGCGTTTTATAAAAATAATGCTGAATTTCAAATTAAAAAATACTGGAACTAATGAGCTGGAAAGATAAAATTGAAAACGTAAAACTGACAATCATTACTGGTGACGGAAAAGAGTTTATGCCTTTATGGAAAAATGCA